AGACCGTCGCCGCCGCTGGCAATCCGAGTCACCCATTGGAGCAACCCGACATGCTCTCCCGCTGGCCCATCCACGAACGAGTCCTAGCCAGCCTCATCGACGGATCCGCGATAGACGGCATTCTCATCGACCGGCGAGGACCGCTACTCATCATGGCCGACTGCACCCTCTACACCGCCACGTCGGAACCGGCGCCACTCGACGGGGAAATCTACATCGAACGGGACCGGGTCCTGTACCTCCAGACAGCACCGGCGAAACACCTGCCGTCGTAAGTGCCCACCGGCAACAAATCCCCCACTTGTCACCCGAAAGGAGTACAGGGTGCCTTTCGCGTTGACCTCCGGGGCCATCAACCACGTCCGGCCCGCCCAATCGACCCTCGGCTACGGGATGCCGTCCTACATCCAGATCGGGCCCGAGCAGTACCGCACCTACGAGACGCTGTGGAAAACCCAACCGGCGCTGCGGACCGTCATCGAGTTCCTCGCCCGCAACATCGCCGAACTCGGCCTGGACGTATTCACCTCCGACGGTGACACCGACCGGGAGAAAGTCCGGGACCACCCACTCGCGACACTACTGAACAACCCGTGGCCCGGCAGCAAATGGACGAAATACCGGCTGATCAACTGGACCATCCAGGAGTACTGCCTGTTCAACAGCGCCTTCTGGATCAAAGGGAAATCCCCCGACGGCACCAACGGGGTACTGCCCATGCCCCGGCGCTACATCCAACCCCACGGTGAAAACCTGTTCTACCCCGACTTCTACCGGCTCACCGGCACCAAAGGCACCCGGGACATCTCCCCCGACGAGGTAGTCCACTTCTTCGGCTACAACCCCGACGACCCCCGCGACGGCTGGTCCCCAGTGGAAACCCTGCGGATGATCCTCGCCGAAGAAACCGCCGCCACGAAATACCGGGAACAGATGTGGCGCAACGGGGCCCGGATCTCCGGATTCATCAGCCGGCCCGAAAAAGCCCCCCGCTGGTCCGACGTGGCACGGAACCGCTTCAAAAGCGACTGGGGTGAATACAGCTCCGACCAGCTCGCCGGCGGCACACCCATCCTCGAAGACGGCATGGTCTGGCATGAGGGTGGCATCACCCCGAAAGACGCGCAGTACGTCGAAGCGCGGCAGCTCACCCGTGAAGAGGTCGCCTCCGCGTACCACATCGACCCGTCCATGATCGGCCTGTCGAAAAGCGCCAACCAGTCATCGATCGCCGAACTCCACCAGATCCTCTACGCCGACGCCTTCGGCCCCCTGCTGGAAATGCTCCAACAGGACATCGAACTGCAACTGCTGCCCGACCTGGACCCCATCGGCGCGAAACGCACCTACGTGGAGTTCAACCTGCGGAAGAAGATGCAGGGCTCCTTCGAAGCGCAGGCGGCGGCGATCAGTGCATCCGTCGGCGGTCCCTGGATGACCCGCAACGAAGGCCGGGCGCTCTACAACCTGTCCGACCTTGCTGAAGGCGAAGACCTCATTACCCCGCTGAACGTCGTCGAAGGTGGCCTGGCCTCCCCACGCGACACCGCACCCGACCACCCGTCCAACGAAGAAAGCAACGGTCAACCACCGAAACCGAAACCCGTCGGGAGTGGCTCGTGAAACACAAAGCGATGCCGGCGACAGTCGCTGAGCAGAAAAGCGACGACGGGACCTTCGAAGCCGTCGTCTCCGTCTTCAACAACCGGGACTACGGCGGTGACATCGTCCGGCCCGGGGCATTCAAACGCAGCCTCGAACACTGGGCCAAAGCTAACAGCCCCATCCCTGTCTATTGGTCGCACCGCCTCGACGACCCTTCCATGAACATCGGTGAGGTCATCGAGGCTGAAGAACTCACCGGCGGGTCGAAGTCGATCCCCGACTGGGCCAACCCCTGGGTGCAGGAAAACGGCGGCCTGTACATCAAAGCCCGACTCGACGACTTCGGCATGGGCGCGCAAGTCCGGCACCTGATGAAGCAGCGCCGGGTCAAACAGTTCTCGTTCACCTACGACACCATCACCGAGCAGCGCAGCAAAGACAACGAATCCAACGAGCTGCTCGATGTGTTCCTGCACGAGGTGGGCCCGACCCCGCTGGGCATGAACCCGCTGACGGAACTCCTCAGCGCGAAAAAGGCCCCACCCCCGGACCCGACGCCGGACCCCTACCGCCCTTCCGGGGCGGTTTTTTTGTGCCGTCAGCGCGCCCGAATGGCTGCGCTTGCGGCCGAACTCAGCGACTGACCGCCAGGTCATCGAAAGGACAAAGGAAAAATGCGTAAGAGTATCCGAGACGCGATCCTGGCGGAAACGAACGCTGCCAAGGGGATTCTCGACGTCGTCACCCGCGAAGAGCGGGACCTGACCGACGTCGAGCGCGGCACCATCGACACCCACATGAAGAAGGCGGAGGAACTCACCGGCAACGCCGCCCGGGAGGAAGCCTTCCGCAAGCAGATGACTGACCTGTCCGGCGGGCTGGGCCTGGGGGAGGAGACCCAGGAGATCCCCCCGGCGAAGGCGGCCGGTAAGGGCTCCACCAAGGGCATGAGCGCCGGCGAGCTGTTCACTAAGTCGAACGAATACACGTCGCTGCTGGCGAGTGTCCCCAACGGATCCTTCGGCGAGAAGTACAGGGTGCAGTCGACGCCCATGCACATCGGTTCCATGAAGACGCTGTTGACCTCCGGGAACCACACCACCTCCGGCGGTGTGACGATCGAGACGGACAACCGGGGCCTGCTGTCGCCGTTCTACGAGCGCCCGCTGAGTGTGCGGGGTCTTTTCGCGTCGGGTTCCACCACGTCGGACACCATCGACTACGTCCGGATGATCAACACCGTCAACAACGCGGCAGTGGTCCCTGAGGCCACCTCGACGGCACCCATCGGCGGCGGCGCCACCACCGTCACCGGTGGCGTCAAGCCCGAGAGCGGGTTCGACTTCCAGCGCGACTCCACGACGGTGAAGACCATCGCCCACTGGATGCCGATCACCAAGCGGGCCCTTGCCGACGTTGCGCAGATCCGCACCATGATCGACTCGTTCCTCCGCTACGGCCTGGAAGAGGAATTCGAAGACCAGCTCCTGACCGGCAGCGGCACCGGCGAGAACTTCCTGGGACTCAACAACACCCCCGGCATCCAGACCCAGACCGCTGCCGGTGCTGACGATGTCCTTGACGTCACCCGCAAGGCCCGCACGAAGGTCCGCATCGGAGGCCGGGCCACCCCCACCGCGTATGTCATGAATCCCATGGACATCCAGGACATCGACCTGCTGCGCAATGTGAACGGTGACTTCTACGGGGCCGGGCCGTTCCAGATGGGGGTTCCGCGGCTGTGGGGCCTGCCGATCATCGAGAGCGAGGCAGTCGCGCCGAAAACGGCCTGGTGTGCCGCCTGGAACTGGGGCGTCATCTACGACCGGGAGCAGGCGACGGTTACCGCCACAGATAGCCATGCTGACTTCTTTGTCCGGAACTTGGTGGCGATTTTGGCCGAAATGCGTGCCGCGTTCGCTATCCTCCGTCCCGCGGCGTTTGTGAAAATCACCCTCCCGTGACCGTTTCGCCGAATCAGTGACCGTCTACTGCCGAATCTGTGGAGCACCCGGAGCGGCCTGCGGTGACAGCCACCAAAGCCTCCCGTTACTCACCAGCGCCGCATTCAGAGGAGAACGAACCATGACCGATGAGCAGCAGCCAGAACAGTCGGGCCCCGACAAGCGCCGCGAACAGCAGGAACGCAACCGGGTCAAGCACGAAGAGCACCAGCAGGGCCGCCAGGAGCAGCACGAGGCAAACAAGCAGAAGGTGGGCCAGGTCGCCGGGCGCATGCAGGAATGGGCCGACGACCCGAAGGAGCTTGAGGAGTACCACTACTACGTCGGGCATGTGGAGATCACCGCCATGATGACCCCGGAGATGGCCGAACAGGTCGGTGCGGTACCTGTCGACGAAGACCTCGAAGAGCCCGAAGGCGGCAAGGAAGGCAACAACGAGGCCAACCGGCTGTCCACGCGCAGCCGCGAAGCCGACGACGCCGGAGTGACCTCCGAAGAGGACCCCGACGGTAAGACCGCCACCGGCAAAGCCCGCAACGCTCGGAACAAGCGAGCCGGCGGAAGCTGATGGACCCGCTCGTCACCGTTGGCGAGCTGGAGATCCACCTGCAACGCACCGTAGAACCTGACGTCGGAGAGCTGGCGGTAACGCTGGCCTCCGGCGCCGTGCGGGCCTACTGCGGGTGGGATTTGGCCCGCGAAACCACCACCTTCCACATCGTCAGCGACGGCGGGAAACTCCTCACCCTGCCGACGCTGCACCTTCTCTCCGTCGATGAGGTACGTGCCGGCACCGATGTCGTCGATGCCGCGGTGTGGCCGTACAGCTACTCCCAGAAAGGTCAGATCTGGGGGTACTGGGCCCGCGGCGTCGAATATCAGCTCGACGTCGTCCACGGCTACGAACCCATCCCCGACCTGATCAAACTCGTCACCCTCGACGTCGCCGCCAGGCACCTGAACAACCCCGAAGGCCTCACCTCCGCGGCCACCTCATCGGTCAGCCGCACCTGGGCAACCGGGAGCAAAACCATGTCCACGCTGCATGAGCGGCTGCTGGACCGCTACGCCCTCTAGGAGCCAACCCATGCCCACAGCCAAAGAGGTACTGAAGATCGGGTTCACCGTCGTCGCGAACAAAGGCGGCTACGTCACCAAACAGGCCGTCAAAGACAACGGCTGGGAATCCAAAGTGATCGACGGCCCCGACATCGGCGGCACCAAACTCACCACCGTGCCGACGAAGGACGAGAAGGCCCCGAAGGGTCGCGCGCAGAAAGGCTCCTGAGTGATTCCCCTGGCGACGACCAGCATCGACGTCCTGCGGGGAGAGCCGGTCAATGAGTACGACGAGCCCTACGGCGACGCCAACGACCCCTCCACCTGGCCGGCAGTCGCCACAGAGATCCGCGCCGTCATCGACCACCCCACCGGCAACCTGGATCTGGGCGGCGGGCAGCAGAACGTCGTCAACTACCACCTCACCAGCGACCCGGTAGAGCTGCAACACACCGACCGGATCTTCGAACCCTCCACCGGGCGGACCTTCCGGATCGTCTGGTACCTGGCCTACCCCGAGCATGTCGAAGCCGGACTGAGGGATGTCGAAGGTGAGGTGTGATGGCCGCCAAAGCCTACCGAGCCATCGGGCGCATCGAGAGGAAAGCCGAAGTTCGGGCCTACCGCCTCGCGGAAGACCTCGTGCGGCTCATCGCCCTCTACGCACCCCGCGACCCTCACCACGAAACGAACACCGGCGGGCCCCCACTGTGGAAGTCCTACTACGTCCGCATCGACCCCGAAACCGGTGACTCCGTCGTCAAATGCCGGCGCCGGTACTGGGTCTACGTCGAATACGGCACCCGCGAACACGGCGACGCGCAACCGCACGTGCGCCCCGCCCTGCGTGCCCTGAAGCGGGTCAACCAATGATCACTTACGCCGATACCGAAGCCACCATCAAAACGTTCCTGCTCAGCACCGGCGTCGCACCACTCGTCAGGCGCCCAGACGGCGGCTACAGCATCTACAACGCAATGCCGCCCGCCGCGCCGAACCCCGCCGTCGTCGCCTTCCAAGTGTCCGGGGCGCCCAAAGCACCCAAAGACTTCCCCGAACAGGAAGCCCTCATCCAGTTCGACTGCTGGGGAAAATCCCGACAACAGGCCGGTGACATCGCCCGCATGCTCATGTCCGAACTGGAATGGCTCGGACGCACCGGCGGGGAAGTCATCAACGGCGTCTACCTGGGCGTCGCAACCGTGCACAACATGCGGTGGATGCCCGAACCCGACTCCGACACCCCGCGCTACATCGTGGATGCGTTGATCACCACGGTCACCTGAAAACGCACGCTCACCAGCCCCAACCGCCACCGGTTGGGGCTTTTTCGTCTGGAAGGAAAGCACCGTGGCTGACTTCAACGCCGCAGCCGTCCGATTCGGTATGCCGGGCAAGCTGTACATCGCACCCCTGGGAACAGCGGAACCGGCAACGGAAACCGCCGTCTGGCCCGCCGGGTGGGTGCCGCTCGGATACACCGATGAGGGCTCCGCATTCAACTACGAGATCAGCACCGACAACGTCGAAGTCGCTGAAGAGTTGGACATCCTCGCCCGGGTGACAACCGGCCGGGACGCCTCCATCGAGTTCGCCCTCGCCGAAATCACCTACCGGAACCTGACCATTGCGTTCAACGGCGGGATTGTCGCCGGTGACGGAACAGCCTGGACCTTCGAGCCCCCGGACCTGGGCAACGAAACCCGCACGATGATCGGCTGGGATGCCCTTCCGACCGTCGCCTCCAATGACCTTCGCATGATCTTCCGGCAGTGCCTGCAAGGTGGATCGCTGGGCCTGGAGAACCGCAAGGGCGCAACCAAGTCCACCATCGCCGCGAACTTCCAGTTGGAGAAGCCCTCATCGGGCAAGAAGCTCCTGCTGATCATGGGCTCCGCGGTCCTGAACCCCGACGAGAGCTAGCCGTGCTGAAAGTACTAGCCGGCATCGCCGCTGGAACCATCGCCACCTGCACAGCCCTGTGGATCTGGGCCGTGCGCAAAAACCCGATGCAATAGAGGAGCACCATGACAACCCGCGACTTCGATGCGATGCTCGCCGAAAAGGCCGGCATTCGCCCGACCTTCAAAGTCGGTGGGCAGGAATTCACCCTGCGATCCAAGCTCCCCTACTCCAAATGGAACAAGCTGCTGGCGGTCATGCGCGACGACGACACCGACGCCGAAACAGCGACGGACATGTTCTTCAACACCGTCCTCGTCAAAGCAGACCGCCAGCGCTTCCTCGACCTACTCGCCAAAGAAGACGACGACGATGACGACGACAACGTCATCGGACTCGACCAGATGAACTCCATCACCGACTGGGTCATGGAACACTTCACGGGAAAACACCCGACCAGTTCCGATGGCTCCTCGCCTGGTGTGAAAGGAACTGGTCCACAGCCGAACGTGGTCTCCTTGTCGTCGAAAAAGCCGGCAAACGCCTGACCGTACGGCAAGCGATGAACGTGCTGTGGGAAACGATGGTCGCCGAAATGCGGGCACTGCGCACCGAACTCGACAACCGGCGCCACTTCACCGGCGAAAAAGAACCCATCGAAACAGCACGCGGACTGCTCGAACAGTGGACCGAACCCCGCGAAGTAGAAGACCCGCAGATCGTCGCTGCCCGCACGGCGTCGAACTTCACCATGGCAGCCAGGCACGATCTCTTCGAAGTGGGGTAGCTCATGGCGGGCAACGACGACCACGTCATCGAAACCGATGTCGTCCGGATCGAACCGGACCTCAAAGGATTCCGCAAGAAGCTCGAAAAGGATCTGGCGGTAGCCCTCAAAGGCGTTGAGGGCACCGTCCCGATCGAAGCCGTCCCCGACAAGCAACGTGTCGAGCAGCAGCGGGCCATCAACTACGTTGCCGGACTCCGCACCAAGTACATCAAAGACCAGCTCAAGCGCACCCGTGACGGCAACGAGCAGGTAGCCCGCGCCAACGACCAGGCCCGAGCACACGAACTCAAGCAAGAGCGTTCCTTCCAGGAGACCCTCGACCGTCTGCACCTGCGTGCCACTGAGGTTGAAGTCGACCGAGTCCGGTCCACGTCGGAGAAAGTCGCACGGGCACACGACCAGGCGCGGAAGCAGAACCTAGAACGGGACATGACGCAGGTCCGCACCCTCGCCGAGAGGGTTGCGAAGGCTGAGGTCAACGCCCGGCTCACGGCACTGTCCCGGGAAAACTCGCGACTGCGCAGCGAGTCGGAGAAGCTGGAGAAGTCCCTAGCCGAAGCGGTCCTGGCCGACAGGGAACGCACAAGCCGGCGGATCCGTAACCTCGATGAGGGGTTCGAGCGCACCCGCGACCAGGCGCAGCGGGCGAACTACGACCGGGAACGGCAGCGGTACCGCACCCACAGCGAGTACATGGACGCCCTGCACGCGGCGGCGTTCAACCAGGAGCGGAACCGGACCCGGTCATACACGGAGTCGTTGGCCAGCGCTCAGGAGGCGGCGCTCCGCGAGGATCAGGCGCGCGCGAAGAGGGCGTCGGATGAACGCACCCGGATCCTGGAGAAGGAGCAGACCCGAACCCAGAAGATCCGCAAGCAGCTCACCACCGGGCCGAAGCTGATCGACTACGGCGGCGCGGGTGTCAAGCCGACGAACCTGCTCCTGGGTGTCGTCACGGCTATGACCCCGGCACTTTTTGCAATGGCATCATCAGCAGTTCAGGCATCGACGTCTATCGCTGCGTTGGGTTCAGCGTCCATCGGCGCGGCCCTCGGCATCGGAGGTCTGGCCGTCGCGTTCCAGGGCATCGGCGACGCCCTCACCCTGCGCAAAAGCGTGCAGAACGAAGCCCTCACCGCTGCTGCCAACGCCATCAACGCCACCGACGACCTCGCCCGCGCCCGACGCGCCCTCGCCGACGCGCAACGCGACGAGAAGACCGCCAACGAAGACCTGCACACCTCCCGCCTCGAAGCCATCCGCGACCTCCGGGACCTACGGCAGTCCGTCAAAGACCTCAACAACGAATACAAAGACGACGCCCTCACCGTCGAAGAGAAACGCCGCGACGAAGACACCACCCTGCGCAACTTCTTCGCCACCAGCCTCGAAAAGCGCCGCGCCACACAGGACCGCAAAAACGCCGAGACCGAACTCAGCGACACGGCCCTGCAACGCAAGCAGAAAACCGACGACCTCAAAACGTCGGTGCGCAAAGGCATCGAAGGCTCCGACAAAGTCCGCGACGCCAGAGAACGCGTCCGGGACAGCCGCGACCGGGTACTCGACGCGAAAGACTCCGTCCGTCAGCAGCAGAAAGCCGCAGCCGGCACCGTCAACAAAACCAGCTCGGCAGCAGCACAGCTCAAGAAGAAACTCGCCGAGATGGCACCCGCCGCCCGGGACATCTACTACTGGTTCGACAAGAACGAGCAAGTCTTCAAGCGGCTCCAACGCAACGTCGCGCAAGCCGTCCTGCCCGGCTTCTACGACTTCCTGAAAGCCGTCAACTCCCAACCGAAGGGCGGCGGCAAAACCACCCTGGAACTGGCCGCGCAGTACGCCGGTGAGCTGGGCGGCATCATCGGCAAGTACGTCGGGAAACTCGGCGAATGGTCGAAGTCTCCGTTCTTCCGGACCCGCATGGACCGCATCCAGAAGACCAACGCCGACGCCTTCGAAACCCTCGGCCGGGCCCTGACGATCCTGGCGAAGCCGTTGCTGCGGATCATCGACCGTGCCGCGCCCGGTTTTGAGTCCATGGCGGACGGACTCGAACGGTTCGCCAAATGGTTCGACAAGGTCATCAAGAAGGCCGACGAGAGCGGCGCCCTGAAGAAGTGGTTCGACGACGCCCGGGTATCGGCCGGCAAGTGGCTCGACATCGGCAAGAACATCCTCGACACCATCGGCATCCTCTTCGGTGCGGCGCTGCCTTCCGGTGGGTCCCTGCTCGATCAGTTCCTCGCGTTCACCGAAGGCATGAAGACCTGGACCAGTGACCACCAGGCGAAGATCACCGAGTTCTTCGACAAAATCGCCAACCTGCCGTTCGCGAAGATCGCCGACTTCTTCGTCAACGCCACCGCCTTCTTCGTCGCCTTCCGGACCCTGAAGTTCCTCACCTCACTCAACCCGTTCTTCACCGCCTTCGCCGCGTTTGCCGCTGCGCACCCCGAAGACACCGCCGAGTTCTTCAAGTGGCTCGGCGACGGCCTCGCAAAAGGCGTCAAAGTCCTCGCCGACAACCCGAAGGCCGTCGCCGCCCTCCTCGCCATCCTCGCCGCCGGCAAGCTCGCAAAGACCGTCGGGTTCGACATCAAAATCCCCGTCGTCAACGCGCTGCGGGACACCCTCGTCAGCCGGTTCAAAGTCCTGGACAAGTTCGTCGGTGGTGGCGCCAACACCGCCACCATGACCGTCCACGCCGGAGTGGTCAACGTCTACGGCAAAGCCGTCGGCGGTGCAGGCTCCGTCGGTGGCGGCCTCGACTACCCCGGCAAGGACGGCAAGGGCAAGCCGGGCAAGGTCAGCAAAGCCACCAGGATCAGCAACGCCGCCGGTGGAATCGGCACCGGCAACATCATCATGGCCGGAGCCCTCGCCGGGTACACCATCGGCAAAGACGAACTCGACCGGGTCACCTCCGTGCTGTCCGGCAAGAACAAAGACGCCTACCACTCCTGGTCCGACGCCATCACCAAGAAGCCGTTCGACGCCGGCAACTGGTATGACACCTTCGTCGACAACTCCCTCGTCGTCATGCTGCCGCTGATTGCGAAGAAACTCCTCGGCGGTAAGACGAAGAAGGCGGCAGAGCCCATCACGGCTGCCACCAGGACCGACGAGAAGTATCAGCTCAGCCGGCTCACGAACAACCTGCAAGCCTTCGGCAAAGACTCACCCGTCACCAAAGGCGCCCTCAACGACTACATCGCTGCCCGGCGTAAGTCGGTCAAGGAATACGTCGACTACATCAGGGGCAAGGACGGGCCCGTCGCTGCCGACAAGGTGCAGCAGGCCGAAGACGAAAAGTCCCGCACCGTCCTGTCGAAGCTGCTCACGCAGTACGGGTGGACGAAGACCGCCGCGAACGTCTACACCAAGCAGGTCTTCAACACCGCCACCCAGACGAAGGCAGCCGACGATAAAGCGAAGGCCGCCACTGAATCCTTCGACAGCATGGGCAACGCCCTCATCAAAACCAAGGGCAAGGCCGCCAAGCTCAACACTGAAGTCACCGGCCTCAAAGACACCATCGACGCCACCATCGGCCCGCACGTCATCGCGTTGTCGACGAAGAACTACGACGCGGTCAAGAAGCAGCTCGACATGCTGTACGCCACCCAGCACGTCCTCTACAACCCGACGTACAGCAACAGTGCATCAGGCGCCGACACCGTCTCGTCGCAGAATCAGTTCCTCGACCCGAAGACTGGACTGCCGAAGAAGTACATGAAGGCCGACGGTGGACCCATCCGGGGGCCCGGCACGGCAACGTCGGACTCCATCCCGGCGCGGCTGTCCAACGGCGAATACGTCATGCCCACCAAGGCCGTCCAGCACTACGGGCTCGGAGTCATGGACGCCATGCGCAAGCGGGAAGTCCCAGGCTTCGCTAAAGGTGGCCCGGCCGCCATGCCCTTCACGGTGAACCTGCCGACGAAGGGTTTCCAGTTCCCGGCACCCCCGTCCGCCTACTACCCCGGAGGTGGCAAAGCCTCCGGCAACATCAAAGTCGCCGAGATCGCAGAAGCCACCGCCCGTGCCATGGGAGCCACCGAGAAGCAGTTGGTGGCGCTGATCGAAGCGGGCCTGGTCGAATCGGGGCTGCGGAACCTCACCTACGGCGACCGTGACTCCGTCGGCTTCCTTCAGCAGCGTGCCGGCTGGGGCTCCCTCGCCGCCCGGATGAACGTTGCCACCGCCACCAGAAAGTTCATCAGCAAAGCCCGGCGGATCAACGACGCGAAGATGACCTCCGGGCAGTTGGCGCAAGCAGTACAAGTGTCGGCGTTCCCGGACCGGTACGACAAGCGCCAGGCCGATGCTGTCGCCGTCCTCAACCGGGCCATCCCGTACCTCTCCGGGGGAACCGGAGGCGCGGGCAGCAAAGCCGGGCTGATCTCCTTCGGACGTTGGTTGCAGGCCAGGGGCTACGACGTGTCCGAACACCCCGCCTTCGGAGGCGTCAAGCAGGGCGCCCACGTCAAGAACTCCCAGCACTACCGGGAGTCCGCCATCGACGTCAACCACGGCGCCGGGACCAGCGCCAAAGAACAGGCCTACCTGCGGCAGATCCTGCCCGAAGCACACCGGCGCGGCTTCCATTCCATCTTCATGGACCCGAAACTCGGCCACTACGACCACGCCCACTTCGACCTGGGCAGAGGCCACGCCGACGGGGGCCTCGTTCGAAAGTACGACTCCGGCGGGAAACTCCCACCCGGCTACACCCTGGCGTTCAACGGCACCGGCAAAAACGAAACCATCCGGACCGCCGAACAAGAAAAGCAGGTCACCGCTGGGCTGCGCCTCGACCGGCGTGACATCGCTTTACTCGCCGCGCACATCGCCGGAGCAACCGGCACCGCGGCGATCACCATGGACGGCCGGAAAGTCGCCGAAACCACCAACCGCTACAACTACCTGCCGGCGGGGGTGTGATGAACACCGACCCGAAACCAGCCGAACTCAGGCTCGTCAACGGAACCGACACCATCGTCATCCGCCCCCGCTCAGCAGGCGGCCTCGACCCCATCATGTGTAAACAGTGGGACCTGGGCTCACCCGAAATGCGGTACACCTCCGTTGCCAACCCCGGCGCGGACGGAGTCACCTACAGCGAAGGGTTCACCGGATCCCGGACTGTCACCCTGGATTTAGCGATCCTCGGTGGCCGGGACCCGATCACCGGGCTCAGCCACGACGCCTACTGGTACGCCAACAAGCTCACCCAGATGGCACACCCGAAGGCCCTACCAGTCCTTCAGATCACCCGCGACGACGAGATCAACGCCGGAGCCACCTGGAGCATGGACCTGCGAGGCTCGCCGTACTCGCTGCCCTACAGCTCCCGCTCGGCGTCGCTGCTGGAACTGCAACTGACGTTCACCTGCCCCCTCGGCCTCATCGAAGGCCCCCTGCTGTGCTTCACCACCCCCGCCCCCGACGACACCGGCGACACCGACCTTGACATGCCATTCATGCTGCCGTTCACGTTCGGGCTCACCGGGGCGAAGTATCCGCACATCACCATGGAAGTCGGCGGCGACTCCATGGTCACCCCCATGGTCTACATCTCCGGGCCCGTCACCAACCCCGACCTGCGGATGGACGACGGGGACCGGTTCGCGTTCAAAGGCCTCACCCTGCCCGTCGGCCAGACCGTCCAGATCGACATGGGCGCCGGCACCGTCCGACTCGGCGACGCCGACACCGGGATGGTCACCGACGACATGGGCGCCTACAACCAAGTCGACTGGGCCGTGTCGTCGTTCTGGCAATGGCAGCCAGGCACCCACACCCTGCTGTACCGCAACACCACCGGCAACGTCACCGTTCAATACCGGGAACGCCGGCTCACCATCTAAGAGGAGGGCCGGACAGTGGCCAACGTCGTCAGCTCCACCATCGAAGGCAACCCGTTCTTCCTCCAAAAGGAAACTGGCGCCAGCGACCCCATCTACTACAGCGCCGCCGACATGCGCAACGTCCTGAACGGAATCATCAGCAGGCCCGGCGTACTCGGAGCCTCACACATGCTGGTCCAACAAGGCGACAACGTCGGCATGCGCATCAAAATCAACTCCGGGTACTGCATGGTCGGCGGCTACCTCGTCTACCTACCCACCGACCAAACCCTCGACCTGGGCTCCTTCAACGGCAGCCCCGACGCCACCCGCAGCCACGCCGTCTACGTCACCGTCCACGACGGGCAAGTAGCAGCAACCGGCACCTACGCGGCGAAACTCGAAGTCATCGAAGACACCGGCGGCGGCGCAGGCACCCCCAACGCCGCCACCGCCTCCACCAAAATCGCCACCATCAGCGTTGCCAAAAACCAGGGCAACATCCAGAACAAAAACATCACCGACCTTCGCGAACACGGCGGCGTCATCTCCGTCAAGTACTTCCTCGCCACCTACCTCGACCCCGCCTACTCGGCCGCCGGCACCGACATCAACACGTCCAACCCCTACGCGATGATCGGCTCCGGGACCGTAAGGCTCGGCGGGTCCATCAAACGCAGCTACGGCGTCGACTCCAACACCTTCTCCGGCAACAGCGTCACCTTCGCCACCCTCACACTCACCCTGCGACCCAAACGGGACCGGTACCTGCTCGGCGCAATGAGTGGCAGCGCCCAATGCTGGCGGCTCCAGATCACCACCGACGGGCAGATGAAATTCACCATCCCCGCCGGTGCCGCACCCCCGTATTTGATTCTCGACGGCATCACCTACGACATCGACTGACAGCACCTGCACACACAGGCCCGTCCCATACCGGGGTGGGCTTTTCCTATGAGGAGACCCGTTCATGGCTAACGCCAGCTACACCGCATTCAAAAACGGCATCCTCACAGGTGCCTACGATCTCGACACCGCCGTCCTCAAAGTCGCGCTCGTCGGTGGCTACACCTTCAGTGCCGCGCACACCTCCATGGCTGACGTCACCAGCGCCGGAGGTGTCGTCAACGGCACCCCCGCCACCCTGGCCAACGTCACCATCGTCGCTGGAGTGTTCGACGCCGACGACAACACCATCACCACCACCGCCTCCGGCAGCTCCCACGTCCTGATCGTCTACCAGGCATCGGCGATCACCGGCGGCGCCGACGTCACCGCAGCGAACCAGAAACTGTGCTGGTACTTCGACACCGGCACCAACCTGCCGATCACCCCAGGCGCCGGCTCGTTGACGATCACCTGGCCGTCGACAGCGGCGAAGATTTACAAAGTCGGCGCGTAACCAACTAGAGGGGGGCTCGGCCGGTGGCACTGATCGAAACCCTCAAAGATCCGCTCGACTCCTTCACCGCCACGTGGGGGGGGTCGAACACCGCCACCTATAGCAACACTTTCATCGGCGGCCGATACCGTGCCGGTGGATCATCGACGACACCCCTGCCTTACGCCAAGATCGAATCCGTCGCGAGCTACACGCTGACGAACAGCTCCGTCTACGTACAAGTCTTCCCGTACGTCGGTAGTGCCTCCTTCCGCACGTTCATGCGCCTGAAGAACGCCAACGGGCAAGACCTGTACTTCGGCTGCAACGGAATCAACCTGCTCTTCAGCCTCGACAACGGGACGACAATCCCGTACTACACGCCCTACAACGCGACCAACGACGCGTGGTGGCGGATCCGGCACAGCGGCAGCACCGCATACTTCGAAACGTCCCCCGACAGGGCAACCTGGACGACGAAGTACACGACATCGATGGACCCGACGGCGGACTTCCAACTCGAACTCGGCGTCCACGTCACCGGCGGCCTCACCACCGACCTCTACAGCTACTTCGACAACGTCAACGGTGGCGGCCTACTCGACTCCCTCATCGACGACTTCACCGGCACCACCCTCAACAGCGCACTGTGGACGCCGGCGGGCTCCGGCAGCGCCAGTGTCAGCGGCGGGCAGCTCGCCATCACCTGCTCCTCCGGCCAAAGCCTCAACGTCACCAGCAAGGCTTCCTACGCCATCGCTGGAAGCTGGATCACCGCGAAGATGGCCCCTGGCGCCGGTCAGGTAGCAGCCATCACGGTGGTGCCGATTGCCGGTAACGGAAACGTCTACGTCCAGGTCGCCGGGGGCACCGCGACCTTCTCCGCCAGGGACTCCGGCAACATTCTGCGCGTCAGCACTTCCGTCGCCTACAACGCGACCACCATGGCGTACTGGCGGATCAGTTTCACCGCCGGTGTCAGCTTCGAATACTCGGCCGACGGTATCGCGTGGACGTTAGCTGCATCAGCGGTGACCTTCGCTGTCGCCCAGCCTCATCAGGTCTACCTGCAAGGTCAGTACAGCACCGGTTCTGGCACCACGTATTTCGACAAGATCAATATTCGCCCCTTTGCCGTCACCGCCAACCCGACAGGCATCAACGACCCCGACGCCATCGGCAACCCGGCAGCACCATGGATCCGCAACGTCAGTCCTACCGGCATCAACGACCCGGAAACGCTCACCGCCCCGACACCCGGCACGCTCATCGAAACCCTCATCGATGACTTCGACGGGCCCACCCTCGACAGCAAACTGTGGACACCGGGCGGCACCGGAACCGCCACCATCAGCGGCGGGCAACTCAAACTCACCTCCCCCAGCAGCTACATGCAAGTCGCCGCTCGGAGCAGCTACTACCTCACCGGAAGCCGCGTCACCGCGAAGATCAACGTTCCGGTCGACAACAACGGCCGACTCCAACTCGTCGCGCCCAGTGGTCCCGGTTTCGTCCGCATCATCTTCAGCAGCCTCGCCGACATCTACGCCGTCGACGAGACCGGCGCAGCCCGCATCCCCACCGCCTACGTCGCCTACAACCCTGTCACCATGCCGTATTGGCGGATCAGCTTCGCCGCCGGCATCTCCGTCGACTACTCGGCAGACGGCCTCAACTGGACTGTTGCAAAATCGGCGGCAACGTTTGTCACAAGCCTGCCGTACACCGTTACGCTGCAAACCTTTGGCCCCAGCACCGCCTACTTCGACAAATTCAACATCCTGCCGACGGTGATCAACCCTGCCGGGATGAACGACCCGGAGACGATCAACGGGCCCGCAGTCACCTTCACTGCCCCCCCGCCGAACTACGTCGAACCCGGGAGCATCACCGACCCCGACACCACCACCGGGCCTGACGTTGACCTTGCCGTCACCGTCAACGCCGAACCCGACGGCATCACCGACGACGACACGGTCAACGGGCCGACGATCACCGACTACATCGCCCCGAACATCGTCTACCCCGACAGCACCGAAGACCCCGACACCCTCGGCACCCCCGACGTCGCCTTCGTCGTGCCCGCCGAACCCGAATCGAACCGCGACGACGAAACCTTCGGCGAACCCACCCTCGGCGTCGCACTGTGGCCCGAACCGGACTCCCTCACCGACGCCGAAACCCTTGGCACCCCCGACCTGAAATTCGTGCCCGGCACCGTCTACCCAGCCGGTATCGGCGGCAACGAAGCCATCGGCACCCCCGCCGTCACCTTCATGCCGGGCACCCTCTACCCGCAGGCCATCAGCGACGTCGGCACCATCGGCACCCCCAGCGTCGTCTTCAAAACCTTCTACACCGGCGGCTACGGACAAGGCCCCTACGGCGTCGGGCTCTACAGCGGCATGTGGATCGGCCTCGACCCGTCCATCACCGACCCCGACGCCCTCGGCAAACCCGAACTCCAAGCCCTCAAAGCCGTCATCCCGGCCAGCATCACCGACCCCGACCTCACCGGCGGCCCGGCACTGTCCGGCAGCAGCGTCGGCAACGCCCTCGCCCCGCTGTCCATCGTTGACCCGGAAACCCTCGCGGCGGCCATCGACGTCGACTTCGTCGGCAACGACCTCTACGGGCAAGGCCTCTACGGCGTCGGCCTCTACGGCTCCGGACAGCAAGGCGCCGGGGAACCCTACGACCCGGCCATCCCCGGCACCACCAACTACAACTACGGCGCCGGCATCTACGGCGAAGGCATCTACCCCGGATCCGTCGGCGCACCCACCGACGACAAACCCCGCGACAACCCCACCTACGGCTCCGGCACCTACAACTACGGCATCTACTACGGCCCACAGAAAGCCGACGTCGGCTGCGCACCACTGTTCACCAACATCGTCGGCACAACCCGGCCGCCCATGCACATCCTCGGCATCGGCCCCTGGTCACCGGCAATCGACTGGCGCGGCGCACCCAACTACAACATCGCCGCAGGAGCCCGCGCATCCCGGCCCGCGATGGCACTACCCGCGACGACGTCTAAAGGGTTCACGCTGCGCCTCAACGACGGATCAGAAGCCCGCACAGACCTGGCCCTGCCCCGGGGTGCCGCCGTCATCATCGACGAAATGGACACCGACCTGTGGTGGCGCCGCAAAGACCCCCGCACCAACGAACTCGAAGTGATCGGCCGGTTCAACACCAGCCACGTCAACACCGCCACCTCCGACACCGGCGTCACCGTGAGCTGCCAGTTCGACGACTACCAGACGCTGCTCGCAGACCGGCTCGTCCTCAAATACAAAGACACCAAACACAACGAATCGCTGTGGGACAAGAACACGAAGGTCACCGACATCCTCGCCTTCGCCATCCCCGGCAACACCCGCCTCGACCTGTCCGAAGTCACCGGAACCAACCCCTACGACCTGGGCACCATCACCCAGCCGTACCACCTACCCCCCGGCACCGCCGTCGGTGAAGTCTTCGAACAACTCGTCGTCATCAGCAAAACCCGATGGGAATGGTGGATCGAAACCCCCGCCGACATCGACGCCCCGCCGAAACTGCGCTTCCAGATCGGCACCCGCGGCCTCGACAAAGGGGTAGTCCTGCACGACTTGGGCAAAGGGCCGTCCAACATCGCCTCATGGGTTCGCAACGGTGCAGCCGACAGCTACGCCAACAGCCTCAACTACAGCGGCTCAGACGGCAGCGTCGTGGAAGTCATCGACGACGACATCATCCGATACGGCCAACGAGACGCCACCGCCAGCAACAGCAACCTCGACGGCACCCAGATGGACCTCCTCCGCGCGGCAGCGAAACGGAAACTCGAAAAGCTCGCCGACCGGACACCCACCTACACCGTCATCCTCGCCGCCGGCTTCTGGCGAGGACGCAAACACATCGACGTCGGCGACACCGTCACCCTGATCATCCGACTCGGCAAAGACCACTTCGACCAGAAATACCGGGTCGCTGAGATCGCCGTCGAAATCGACGACGTCGGCATGGAAACGGTGACCCTCACCCTCGGCACCCCCCACGCCTCCGCAGACGGCCGCAGCAAGAAATCGCCCCTCATGCGGATCGTCCGCTACCTCATCCAGTACACGGCCCCGAAGGGTGCCCTCGAAATCCCCACCGACGAATAGGGAAGGACCCCCAGTGACTGTCGTACTGCCCGTCATCAACGGATCGTCAGGCGTATGGGGGCAAATCCTCAACACCGCCCTGACCGACATCGACGTCCGGCTCACCACCGCCACCAACGCCAACGCGACACAAGACACCGAAGTCGGCGCACTCAAAACCCGCGTCGGCACACTCGAAAGCGGCGCATCAGCCGGCGGCAAACTCACCGTCACCACCAGCGCCAGCCGACCCCCGATCACCGTCGGCCAGATCGCCCTGGAAACCGACACCGGCTACCTCTACTACGGCGCCAGCGTCAACGGCACCGCCACCCGCGTACCATTCCCCGGCTCCTACGTCGCGAAAATGCGCTCCACCGCCGCGCAGAACCTCACCACCAGCGTCGCCACCCGCATCACCCTCGGCGCCACCGACTTCGACCGACTCGGCGGATGCACTTCCACCCGCTACACCGCACAGGTCCCCGGCATGTACGAACTCACCGGTGCCGTCTCATTCGAAAACCACTCCACCGGATACCGCGGAACCTACTGGTACCTCAACGGCGCCCAGTACAACGGCTCCACCACCACCCTCGCCGCAACACCGGGAACCGCCGCACCGACAGTGGTACCGATGCGCACCATTGTCGCCAAGCTCGACGCGGGCCAGTACGTGGAGGTGTACGCCATCCAGAACTCCGGCACCACCCTCGCCACCGAAAACGGATTCCAGTACCAGTCGACGGCGCACATCAAATACCTCGGCTACGTCACCCCTGCCGGCGGCGGAAACCCGGGCTAGTTCTTACCGTTCAAGATCTGCCACACCCGGGCGACGGAAAGGTCCACCACCTCAGCCATCTCCCGGTACGTGAGGCCCGCATCGTGCATCCCCTGCAAGATCTCCTGACGCTGCCCGGCCGCATCCTGGGCCGCCTTGATGAAATCGGCGATCTCCGCAGACAGGTTGTGGAACTTGCGGGCATCAGACTTCCATGGGTCAGACACGGCTAACCTCCGTGAACGATCTGGGAGATACGGGCGAGGGTGATGCCGGTGCCCTCGGCGATCTCTTTGAGGAGGAGCCCGGAGTCCCGGAGCTGCCTCACCAACTCGCGGTGCTCATCGGAGAGTTCCTTGATCGCCACCTCGAAGTCCCGGATCTGGGCGCAGACATCACGCAACCTGGCGGCTACTTCCTCGTCACGCACACAGGGACCCTATACAGCGAATACCGATCTTGCGCTGCGGGCCCCCGGAATCTGCAACTTGCACCGCAACATGCACGCCGAAAGCAGAAAAACGCACCAGGAACGTGAAGTGGCGGCCAAGCCGTAGACAGGCGGGGCACCTTAACGCACACTCAAGTCAGCTCACCCGAAAGCTGCCACCACCGGGCGAGCGGGCCGTGATGGTTCCCGCCTCACATGGCCCACAGCCCCGCCTTCTTGCCGGAGGGCGGGGCTTCACTCTTTCAGGGAGTCCCCGGTCCAGTCGATTCGATCGGCGGGGTCCCCACGCATACCCGACACGATTCCAGGGCGGATCGTCAGCAGAGGGAAAGCCTCCCGCACCAAGGCCCTTTTTTCCGCAAGGGTGCCGCTCTCCATCGTCGCCACGACCTCATCCGCCGCCTTCGAGGGAGTTTCAGGTACGGCAAGACTCTCGAACTCGGCATTGAGGTCATTCAGCAGGCGGCGGTGCCCGACGCGCCAAGCCTGGTACTCGTCTTCATCAAGCTCACCAAGCCCCAGCTTCGTGGCCATATCTCGCCCCAGCTTCTTACGGTTCGCGATCTTAATGGCGAGGGCCGCCTTCGCCTCGTTCCCACTAGCCGCCTGCTCGACAAGCCGCTCCGCATTCCGACTGTCGCCGAGCTTTGCAATGACGGCCTCCTTGACCGCGGCATCCAGAAACCGCCAGTCGATGTTGAGGCGCGCGCACCCCAGAGTTGCAGCACGTTGACGCTTGATCTTCATGCAGAAGTAGCTCCGGCGCATTTCACCATCGCGGTAGGTCGGCTTCTTTGCCTCCGGTCTTCCGTACAGGACCGCACCACAGCGACCGCAATGCGCCAACCCCGACAACAGGTAGAACGAAGCGGCGGCACCACGACGCCGTGAGCCAAATAGCTCCATCAGGTTGCGCCACTTCTCCTCGGTGAGAGCGTGCGCGCCGGGCAGCTTCTTGCCGGGGACAATCTCACCCCCGTACGCAATGAGACCGCATAGGGCAGGCGACAGAAGGGTCTGCTTGAGGGCCGCATTGCTCCACGGCCTCCCGGTCACAGTGGTAAACCCGGAGCCATTCAAGTACTCGGCGGCGACCTGTAAAGACTTCCCTGCCAAGACGAGATCCGTGGCCGTGTTGAGTGCCCCCTGCTCGCGCTCAAGGACGTCGGCGGCGATCCCCTCACCCTGCCTACCGAAGCCTCGATAACTCGCGTTCGACTTACCCTTGTGGGCCTTCAGTCGCTTCCCCCGCTTGGTGCGCTTCTGGATCTTGTCACTTTCCAGGGCGGCAGCGGTCATAGCGTCACGGAAGTGCCCCTTCCCCTCAGGGATCGAGAGGTCGTACTCAGAATCCCCGCTGAGGACGACAAGGCCGCGCTCTGCGATTTCGATAAGCCGCTCACCCTCGATCGGCTTCCGGCTGAATCGGGTCAGGTCGTAGACCCACATCCCGTCAGCCTCCCGCGCTTCCAGCCGCTGCATGAGAGAGTTGAACTGCGGCCGTACGAGGTTCTTCTTCCATGCCGACTTGTGGGGGTCTCTCCACACCTCGCCGATCACGTAGCAGCACACACCCTGCTCCGCGACGCTGAGCCGGCCATCGGTCTCCTGATCATCCACGGAGCGCTCGCCACCGTCGCCGTCGTAATCCTCAGAGATCCGGCAGTACAAGTCGATGATCTTGACGGGCTTGCCGCAGGTCTTACAGGCGGCGCGCGCGTTTGTCCTGGTCAGAGGCTTGAGGGCTGGCATGCTGGATACCCTAGCAAATTAGCTACTAGCCTCCGCTAGCACTGTATTTATTGGGCATAGAAACATGCCCGTATGGGTGATTCGTGCAGCGTGAGCAATCGACTGGAACGCAACCAAAACACACCTCACTGGACATAGCGGTCAGGTGAGCCGAAGGTTCTCACCATGACCACCCTGACGCCGGAGCAGGCGGCGAAGATCAAGGCCGCCGTGGACGCGATGCCGCCGATGTCCGACGAGTCCATTGCCCGCGTCGCGGCCGTCCTCTTCGCGGGTCGCAAGCGGCGAGTAACCCAATAGCTTCACCCGTCGGGGTCGCCTCTCCGGGGGCGGCTCTTCGTTATGTCCGGCATGACGAACAAGATTCAGCAGGTGCCCAACCTGGCCATGACCAAGCTTTTCCTGGAGCCCACACAGAGGGGCGCTGACGCGGTGGAGGCCAGCGTCGGGAAGGCGAAGGCCAACTTCATCAGGGGGAGCAGCGCCGCCTTCTTCGAAGCCATCCTGGGCGTCATGTCGGAAGAGGGCATCGTCTTCGCCGAGTGGGTTGACGCCGACGAGTTCACGGTACGCCCCGCTCCTGTTCATGAGCTGGACGAGTAACCCCATAGCTTTCACCCACAGGGCCGTCCCATTCCGGGGCGGCCCTTTGTCATTCCCACGAAAGGGGCCCGTCATGGGCAAGTTCGGAAAGAACCCGCAGAACCCGAACCCGGACGAGGAGAAGGAGGAGAGGGGCACCCCGGAGCAGTATCCGACGCAGCCGACTCAGCCGACCCAGCCGACCACCCCGGAGCCGGAGACGCAGCCGGCGGGAACGCCCCCGTCGACTCCCCCGGCGTATTCGACGGGTGGCGGCGCCTGACATGACTGACGTTCCGGAACCCACCGATCCGGATGTCAACATCGACATCGACGCCGAGGAGGCGGAAATCGCCGCGAACGTTCTGGTGATCGACGTTGACCCGATCCCCGGTTTGGGTGAAGCACCGCCGAATGAACCCGACGAGAGCTACCTTCCGGAGCCACCATGGCTACGGTAGCTACTGTCGCGGTCAAGGGTCTCGCGGCGGATTGGAAGAAGTGCTACACGTCGGCGAAGCTCAGCGGAATCGTTCCGGACCGAACTCACCTTTCCAAGGGTGGATACCACTGCTCCCGGCAGGACCAGCCGCGCGCAAGCAACTACAGCGTGGTTCGGCCCGACGACAAAGGCGGCCGGAGCGATGCCGCATCGGCTATCGATATGACGATGAACCCGGCGGACATGCGCAAGTGCACGGCGCGTTTGGTCGCCGCTTACAGCAACCTGAAAGATCCGCGGCGGAAGTACATCAACGCGTTCAATGGGACAACGAACAACAGAACTGCGACTCGTTGGGACGTGTACGCCCGGAAGCAGAAGTCGGCTACGAAGGACCACCTGTGGCACGTTCACCTTTCGATCCGCCGGAAGTACACGTCGAGCCCCACGGCGATGAAGGCCATTCTCTCCCTGCTGAAGGGGGAGTCGCTGGATTCGTACCTGAAGGCGAACGGTGGGGTGAGCGTTTCTTCACCGGAGTACAAGCGCAACGACAAGCAGAAGACCCCGAGTTCTCAGGTGAAGAAGATTCAGGAGAAGTTGGGTGTGAAGGCGGATGGGTTTTTCGGCGCCGACACCGAGAAGGCTGTGAAGGCTTTTCAGAAGAAGAAGGGTCTGAAGCCGGATGGGATTGTCGGTCCGAAGACTTTGGCCATGCTGTTCAAGTAAATGAGTTGGTGTTCGGTGTCTTGGCCGGTGTGGTGGTCTCTGTTCTGTTCACCGCACTTCTGTTGATCATCCTCGTCAAGTAAGGTCAGCGCTGTCAGATACAACGTGTCATGCGTGGTGTCGGACCGGATGATGTTGGGGTCGACTGGGACGCGGCCAAGAGTTCGTAGTGACAAAGAGCGGGTCACCCCCTTACCGGGGTGGCCCGCTCTTTTTTTGTGCCTACTGCTCAGTCGGGGGCCACTTACCTTCCCGGAAGATCTGCGGCTCACCGACGGGCAGATGGTTACGACACGCCTGTTTCCACCAGCGGCCTTCGCCATCCACCCATGATCTGACGTAGTTGCCATTCACCGAGACGTCATGGACCCGGCGGTCAAGTTCCGCGGCGAAGTACGTGCACGTCAACGCTTCGGCTTCCGTGCACGGCCAGGGACTCTCGGGGGTCCCGTGGTCGGGGCAGTAGTAGATCTGTTCCTCCATGGGCGCCTTTCTACTCAGTGAGTTCCCGCAGCCGGTAGGCGGGGACGAGTTCGGTGACTGAAGGGATCCGGTTGAAGAACTGCTTGGCTTCGGCGGACTCAAGGGCTGAGGTGGCCAGCTCGGTGAGGAGTTCGTTTTCCTGCCGGTCGAGTTGCAGCAGGGCGGCCATGACGCGGCGTTCGATTTCGACGCGCCCTTTGTTCGTCCGCTCCCATCGTTCCCGCCTGCCGGGCTTGTCGATCTTCGCGCAGGCGATGATCGGCTTGTCATACTTCTCGCCCCACTCATCGCGGCCCCACAGTTCGCGGCCGATGTCGTTGGCAACCCGGTTGGCCTCATCGGCGGCCAGCTTGATCCGGTACTCGGCGTCGTCGTAGGCCTTGTCGCTGGCGGCGAATTCCGCGTCGAGCTGGCGACCGAGTTCGACTTCGAGTTCCGCCTTGCGGGCCTGAACGTCGGCCTTGAGGACTTTGAATCTTGACCGCAGGAGCCGGCGCAGCTCTTCCCTCTCACCTTTGTTCACGTGGCCCGCCCGGGATTCGAACCCGGAACCCGCAGGTTAAAAGCCTGCTGCTCTAGCCGGTTGAGCTAGCGAGCCTTAGACCCGGCCCCGTTCGTGGCGCTACCCGGAGAGGGGGAGCCGGGGCCGGGGACGGGCTGTGCGAAGCCCGTCGGGAGACATCATATGTGCATTGCCGTTACGCGACCGGCCCGCCACTCGAAAGAGATCACGCCCTGACGTAGGCGCCGGAACCGATACGGCGGATGTGGCCCTGCTTCGCCAGCCGCGCCCGGACCCGGCGGATCGTGTATATCGAGGCGGGATGGGTGAGGAGAAGTTCAGTCATCGACGGGAGTAGCTCGCCCGGCTTGAAAGTCAGCAGGTGCGCCTCAACAAGATCCTTCGGCCGGTCGGTGCGCACTCCGGTGTTGCCGTCTTCGATGACGTAGACCCCCCGGCCCTGCACGACATCGACCAGGCCCTCATCGGCGAGGATCCGCAGGGCGCGCATGACTGTTGTCCGTGTGGTTTCGTGCCGTCGTGCGAGTTCGGTGGTGGTGGGGAGCCGCTGGCCTGCTGCAAGCTTCTCTTCTTTGATGTCCCACCGGAGTCGCATCGCTAGTGTCTGGTATCCCATCCTTGTCTGCCCCTGCTC